CCCTCTTAGATTTTTTCAATTTTAGTAATTATATATTAAGAAGTTGTCAAATGTATGTCTCTGAGAAAACTGTGATTGGAAGTGTTATCGGGGAATTTTATAGTTCATTTGATATGGGACATGAAATTTCACCTGCTACTATAAAATTTTATACTTCAGTTATGATAAATAATAGTTGTACTTCACCATTATCGATAGCTGAATCGTTACATGCCATTTGCCAGCAATGTATGTATCATAGTGTTCCTATGTCAACTATAATATGTCTATCCATTTTATTCCAACAACAATTTATAAACTTTTCAGAAAATTTTTACAATAAATATGGTAGAGTAGTATTAAGAAGCCTTGCACATATTGGAGGTGTCTATTTACCAAAATATTCAACATTATGTGCAGGATCAATTTCTACCGAGACACTACATCTAATATCTAAATATCTAAAAATATTATCATCTAGTTATCAAAAATTAAGATATAGTCATAAAACAACATTAGATGATGTAACAAAATCTAACACTGAAATACTTTCTGAAGATGCTGAAAAATTAATTTTCATCAAAACACATAAAATGAGTGAGATAGAAGACTTAAATCCAATAGCATCTACTAGCCATCAAATACCTGAAGTGAAATATGCTAACAGTGATTACAGCATCATATCAAGTGAAAGAAGTGTAATTGTTAGTGCTAGCTCCATCCCTACAACAAATGTAAATCCTATATTTGAAAAACCTATTCTTCCAAAAAAGAAAAAAATGTTTTGTAAACATTATGATAATAGTAAACCATGGCATTTTGAAAATACTGATTCTTCTAAATTTTCAGAAATTGAATATATTGCTTTAATAAATATTGTATTTTTATCTTTTTACAGAAGTAGTTCAATTGATACAGTAACTATTGAAAATTTTGATGAATTCCTAAAAGGACACTTGGACAACTTATCATTAACTGTTGATCCATTTCTATATTTGATGTCAGAAGATGTTAGAATTAATAAGAAAACACTCAGACAAAAACAGTTTGATATTAGAGAAGATATTCAATCAGAAATAATTATAAATCCATTAGAACAAATTTGCAAAAAATTAATACAATCAAGTTCAATCACAGAAGATAAGCAAACTGAACTAATGAGGATGGAACAATCCTTATCAAGCCCTAAAATAGCAGAGGGTTTATCCAATGGAGGGAAAGCATTGAGTGCACCAATTATAAGAATGTGTTACAGAGCATATTTCTTTTTGGATAATACTAATCTATTTAATAAAAACCATTGGCCAGTAGCAAAGATTGAAAGCAAAGAAGATATTGAAGAAGGAAATAAAAAATTTACTAAAACAAATCGGATTAAATTTACAGATTTCTTGGATGGAATACTGAGTAATAGCAATGTTTTTCGAAGATACACAAGTAATTCAGATTTGAACATTTCTGTAGAAACATTATTATATAATGTAGATGTATCACCTATAGTTCTTGAAGATGATAATATTATTGTAGAATGTAGTATGTTAGATGACTTTATAAAATCAGTAGATATGACAATAAGTGAAATTACAAATAAAAATATAGTATCTTTACAGAATATAGAATCTAGTAAGATTGATGCATTAGAATATAGTTATAACACAACAACTGGTATATCGAAATTATTTGGCTCTGGTTCTGATACTATGTTTAGTAATTCACTACCAATAGTATGTGCAACGTATTTAGATAGAGCAACCACTGAAACATGTAAGCCTCTATCTTATGATCCCATCAGAACAACATCGGACATAACTAAGTTAGCAACAACTTATCAAACATTATTTCAGATGTTAATTGAGATTAAAACAAAATGTATGGGTACTACAGTGGTTTCAGAAGACTTAAGAAAAGAATTATCATCATTAATAATTATGCTCAGACAAATAAATGTTTCAAGATTTAGAAATATGGAATTTTATATGTCTATGCCCAGTTTAGATCTTTGGCAATCAGATCTTAAGGTATTAGTAGAATTTGGGACTATAGAAGGATTAAGATTTAACTTAGACACAAAAACTATTAAAACTTATGGAGAAACAACTTCATTTTATAATGTATTAGAGTGTCTTAGTTATTTTTCTTATTTGAATCTTCCAGATGGTTATAAGCAACAATTATTACAAACTTTTATGGATTGGAGATTAACTGAAGATAGAACACTTTTCAATGGTGAAATATGTGAAGATTATCAAGAAGAATTTAATAGTATAAAAGGTTTTTCTACACAACCAATAAGACAAATATTATACACTGAAATGTCAAAAATGAATAGATCTCAAAGAAATGAAATCAATAAATTACTACGTGCAACCTCTTCTGGGAAGAATACTATAGATAGTGTATATAATCAAACAAGTAAATATTCACATACTTTTGAAGGTGACTGGTCAAGCTATGGTCATGCTAGTATACATTTAAATGGTGTAAATTGCCTCTGTACGATAATAAAAGCTAAAATTTTTCTTACAATGGATTCTTCAGAACAAATGCAGATAAGGTTTTGTTTACAAGAAATATATAGGATGAAATATGATAGACCATTAGAAAATTCAAAAGAAGTATATGAGCCTTTTATGAGAGAACTATTTACTATATCTGAAATGCAACAATATCATGTCAAACAATCAGATATGTATTGTATCAATTGGAGAAATGATAACGAAATGCCAGAATTTGTAAGATACTATTCAGGTGATGTGAGTAAACCTAGCATATGCATTGATCCATATATGCTAGGCACTTATACTAAAACTACCAGCGAAAGATATGAAACACCAGAAATAAAGCTTAATAATGGATCACTTAAAGTTTTCATGATTGCAGACTATAGAGATAGAACCGTTCAGACAGGATTTAGAAAGTTATTAACAAGTTTAAATGATGGATATGGTAAAAATGCAATGGATGATGAAATAAAATCTGCTAAAGGGAAAATTGAAACTAGAGAAGTGGTTAATTTAAAGCTACCAAATAACATTTCAGGAAAATCTATGACAATAATGCACTTATTTTTAAGGCATGCACAAGAAAATATTAGAGCAGGTATGATAGAAACTAATTTAACTATGGCCATACCTTCTAGAAGAAGTCATGATAAAAATGATATTGCAAGTGCAATTTATTCAGAAATGATCAATTCTGTGAAGAAAAGGGTAGAAGAAATGGAGTATAAAACACATCTAAAGGGTGAAACAAGCGGTTTACATAGATATACAACTAAAGGACTACATGATATATTGACAATAAACCCAAATATTCAAAAAATAAAGCTAGAAGATACAATAAATAAAAATTTCAATAGATTAAATGACACTGATAATATAAGAAGATTTCTAGATAAAGGTGGTTTTATAGAATATGGATTTACACCTTTTGAAGATAGTTTTAGTAATGAAGTCAGATGGAAATTATTATCTAACACAGATATACTAAATAGACCTATTAGAATCCAGACGTTATATAGAAGTTTAATTGAATTAAGTACAGACAAGTATTCAGGTACATTTTTAACTTTACCATTAATATATATGAGTCTAAGTGATATTGTTAAAAAAATATTAAAAATGTCTGACTTTGTTAAACAACATGGTATACTTGAAACTGAACTTAATTTATTTCATTTAATGCAAACCCAACATGAATTTTTAGTAAATTTTAGTGTCATTGAAGAACCTGAAAATACACTAAAGCCACTTTCAATACATTATGCACCAATTAGGTATAGATTACCAGTAAATGATACTTCATCATTATCCATTGACAGCATTACTTGGCTAGATAAAGAAACAGGTTTTGTATTTGGTAAATTTCAAATGAAATTAACACAGATATCAAAGCTTGGTGATCAATCTGAAATAGCAAGAAATATTAAGCATCAACTAAAAAGATTCTATCCAGACATTAGTGAATTTATGAATTCTCATACTGAAAAGAAAACTGGTAATAAAATGTACTATACTGCTGAGAATCTTTCTATAGACAGACATAGGAATGCTTGTGAAACATCACTAGAAATTAATTTAACAGACCTTATCTCAGATAGTAGTCTAGAATATGTTATGAAACTATATAATATGAATAGTTTATCCATGATGTATAGTAGTGGTGTTAGCGCACTATGTATTGGCTATTTATTAAATAAGATGAATTGGTACAGATGTAGATATATAGAAGACTGTATCACTATGATAATAGATATGGTTTATCCTAGAGAATCTAATGACAGCATAGATGATACTTCTGAATTAAATTGGTGGGGATCATCTGACACCGAAACAGAATGATTCAATCTAAAGTTTAATCATTTCTAAATAACAAATCTAATATATAAAAATAATAGTTTAATTTTAAATTTAATAAAGAAGTTTTTTATTAATAATATAAAAG